GTCTGCTGCATGAGCAACAGAAGCTGCCGGTACTGATCGTCGGCATCGACGGACGCCCGCGCTGGTCCGAGGTGTACGAGGGCAACCCCTACCTGATCAAGTGGCATCAACGCGCCCGTCGGCACATTCGGATGATCAACGGTCCGAACGCACGCCCCTACATCGCCAGCAAGACCGATAAGAAGTGGACATGGAAGCCCTATCAACCCAAGCCGGCCGAGGTGTTCCTGACGGACGAGGAGAAGGCTTTCGCTGAGCCGTATCGTGGTCTGATCATGATCGAACCCAACGGCAAGGCCATCGGCCACAACAACAAGCTGTGGCTGTGGGATCGGTGGGTGCAGTTAGTTGAAGGATCAACCCTCCAGTTCGTTCAATGCCTACCGCACGAAGGCTACAGACCCTTGCCGGTTTTCAAGCATGTTCTCACCCCCACCTTCCGACACGCCATGGCCGTGCTGTCGGTCGCCAGGGCCTTCGTGGGCATCGAGGGTGGCCTGATGCATGCCGCGGCTGCACTGGGCACGCCTAGCGTCATCCTGTGGTCCGAGTTCATCAGCCCCGAGATCACCGGCTACCCGCAGTTCAGGAACCTGCGGCACGCCGGCAACCCCTGTGGCATGCGCGTGGACTGTGTCGGCTGCCGCAAGTCGATGGAAGCGATCAGCGTGGCGGAAGTTGAGCAAGCACTGAAGGAGATTCTATGAAGCAAGTACACGGCTGGTGGTTCCCGAGTCACGAGTTGCACCTACCGGTGTGGATGGATCACCCGAAGAACAAGCTGATCCTGTACGGCCGCCAGGCGTACCAAGGCAAGAAGCAACTCGCTGCCCTCAAGTACGTCAAGCAGCACCGCGTTGCGATCGATGTCGGCGGCCACATCGGCTTGTGGTCGTACAACCTGGCGCACGAGTTCGCGGCCGTCATCGCGTTCGAGCCGGTGGCCGAGCACCGTGCGTGCTTCGAAAAGAACCTGCAAGGCGCCGGCCAGCACGTCTTCTTGAAAGCAATGGCACTCGGTGCCGAAGCGGGCAGCGTGTCGATCGCGACCGAGCAGGGCAGCAGCGGCAACTCCACGGTGAAGGGCAAGGGCGACATCCCGATGGTCACGCTCGATAGCCTTCAGATCCACGATGTCGACTTCATCAAGCTCGACTGCGAGGGCTACGAGGAGAACGTGCTGCGTGGCGCCGTCGAGACGATCGAAGCCTTCCGGCCCGTCATCATCGTGGAACAGAAGCGCGACATGGCCTCGCGCTTCGGCTTGCCAATCCTCGGCGCAGTGGACTTCCTCAAGACGCTGGGGTACAAGGTCGCTGAAGAGATCAGCGGCGATTACATCATGGTGCCGACATGACTCTAAAAATCTGCATCGGGTATGACCCCCGCGAGCACGAAGCGAGCATCGCTGCAGTCAAGTCGCTGAACCGGGTCACGCGTGGCGAACTCGAAGCCGAGTTCCTGTGTTTGCCCCGGCTGCATGACTCTGGTTTGTTGACACGCGTGCGCGATGAGCGCGGCTCGCGTGACTACGATCTTGTCTCTAACGCGCACTACAGCACGCGCTTCAACATCAGCCGCTTCCTGACTCCGATCCTGTGCCAGCAAGGCTTCGCTCTCTTCACGGACTGCGACGTCGTCTTCATGCGCGACCCACGTGAGATGCTGGACGAGATCCAGCACCGGCACGCCATCAACGTCGTGCAACACGCGCACAAGCCAACGCGTATGGTCAAAATGATGGGCCAGTCGCAGGTCGCCTACGAGCGCAAGAACTGGTCGAGCGTGATGCTCTTCAACTGCGACCACTCAGCCAACCGTCGTCTGACCCTCTGGGACGTGAACCACCGGCCGCGTGAGTCGCTGCACACGTTCTACTGGCTGAACGACAGCGAGATCGGCGAGCTCAACCCGGCGTGGAACTGGCTTGTCAACGAGCAACCCAAGCCCGACAATCTCGGCATCGCGCACTTCACCAACGGCGGCCCTTTCAACGAGGACTGGCCCGGTGCCGAGCACGACGATCTGTGGCTCAAAGCAAGGGGTTGATCATGGCGAAGAACTGGATTGCCGGCGCGATCAAACGGCCTGGCGCACTGCACCGCGCGCTGGGCGTGCCGGGGGGCAAGAAGATCCCCGCCGGCAAAGTAGCCGCGGCGGCCAAGGCACCGGGCAAGCTGGGCAAGGAAGCCCGCCTGGCACAGACCTTGGGCAAGATGCGCAAGAAGTGATGTGGGTCTTGCTCGTGCTTGTGTTGGGTCAGGTGGTCATGTACCCCACGCAGTTCAACTCAGAGCACGATTGTCTGAAGGCGGGCGCCCAGATCGACAGAAGCCCAGCCGATGTGCGCTGGGCCTGCAAGCGCTACCTCTAGCGCGGCCAGGCCGCTAGGATCGCTCGCACGGAGTCACCGTTAGCTTCAGCGTCTCCTGCACTGTCCGCATCAGCTCGCAGTGCCTTGTCCAGTAGGCTCCCGAGGGTAGCGGCGCGGCTACTGCAGGCGGCGACGGTATCTTCGGTGGCGCTACCACTACCGGCGGCGTAGGCGGCGAGTTGGTTGCGCAACCGCTCATTACCAGCGCGCTCAGCAGCCAGAGCAGCAGCGTTCTTGCGTTGTGCGGCGTTGTAGTCATCCTGGGCTTTCTCTTTGGTGGCGGCCAGTTGCTGCTCGATCTGCCGGTAGCTCTCGGCTGCCTTGGATGCCTCTTCCGCGGCCTGGGCGCGCGCAGTAGCCCACGCAGCCTTGACTTCGGCGAGGTGGGTCTCTGCGGTGTGTAGCCGGAAGGTTTGAACGCCGATCGCCGACAGCAAAAGCGCCACGACGATCAGCGGTCCCGCGAACCGCGCGAGAAGGCCGGCAAACATTAGCCGCCGCTGACTTTGTTCTTGAACTCCTGCAGCTTGGCTTGCGCGGCCTCGCCATAGCGCGTGCCAACGGCGTCGAGCAGTGCGGCTTCATTCGGCCACTTCTTCTCGACGTACTTGCGCAGCACGTAGCCGACGGCCACACCCAACGCCAGCACGAACAAACCTTTGAGCGAGAAGAGCGCGCTGAGCAGCGCCGCGATGAATCCGAGTTCCATTGTCATCTCCTAGAGTGCGCCGTAGCGCGTTACGAAAACTTTCGGTAAGCAGATGCTAGTTTAACGTCGTACCGGTTCTGTGCATAGCCCGGCCCGTTGTACAGTCGGGCGAAGTCCGCCCAGCGGTGCTCGCGCAGTTCGTCGGCCAGGCCACGGTGCTCGATGAACTCAACGAACGCCGCAAGGTGCTCATGCTCCCCGATCGACAGCGAGTGCACGAACTCGTCAACGCTGGCGAAGCCGCACATCGGGAAGTTGAAGCCCATGATCTGGAACTTCCCGAAACTGGTCGACATCAACGCGGCCACAAGATCGAGCTCCACCGCGGCTTTCAACCGGCAATGCTCGGCGAACTGGTCCTTGCCATAGTGGGCGCGCGTCCACACAGGATAGCTCAGCGTCGGATGCGCCACATCGAAGCGACCCTGCGTGTACTTGTGGAAGATGTGCCCCTCGAAAAGGATCTTCAGCGAGTCATCAGCGTTGAAACCCCCGCCGGCCGACTCCACTTCGGCCACCGCTTTGATGGCCGCCACGTCGCAGCCGAGCGCGCCAGCCGCTTCTTCAAAGTCCGATTCGACGAGGGTAGGCTTCATTGAGTGTTCTCAGATGGTTTGGGTGTGGGCGTACTTGAGCTGCTGGTCGTCGTGCTGCTGGTTTCCGTAGTGCTTTCGTTGGTCGTCGTGGCCCCGGCACCGTACTTGTGCTTCATGAAAGCTTTCCCTGACGCCGTGGCACACCAGAAGCCGAGATACGTTACGTATGCTTCAACCACGACATTTGGCAGCGCAAAGATGATGATGGTCAACGTCGCCGAAGACACTACCCAAGTACCTATCGTCAGAATGCGTTCGCTCGACGCTTTATTCTGTTCATCGAGCAGCACTTCGGCGATGTTGAAGTTCGGATCCTTTTGCGCTCTCGCGATCAGAATCCACATCAACGCGACGGCCAACCCCATGATGAGCAAGGGCATCACAACACCCACTGTCAACGACGACAGCAGTGCCTCAAAGTAGCTCGGCACAGACGTGCTAGCCGTAGGCGCGCTGGTCGTCACCAGTTCAGTCAAGGCTTTCGCTGCGTCGCTCATCCACGCCTCCGTGTCTGCGCATCGACTGCACGTTGCAGCCACTTCACTTGCTCTTCGTTTCGCTTCTTCTCTTCAGGTGTGTACTTCGGCCGTTTGTTGGCGAACTTCCCTGGCTCATATGGAGGGGAGTACCAGCGCACGCGTGATAGCTTCTCGACTTTCATCTCTAGTGCCCTTGACCTTTCAGCCACGTTGCGAGCAAAGCCCAACCACCGATGTAGTAGACGATCATCCCCACACCCGCTACGAAGATCGTCTTTCGAAAAATCGCCCCGACAAAGTTGAAGGTAAACTTTCCGGCTTGTCGTTGTGCGCCGTCTTTCATCGCGATAAACGCTGCGTCCCACGTGTTCGGGTCCGTGACGACAGCGCGAATTCCTTTCGCGATGGCTTCTTCCACCATGTCGGCCATTCCGCGCTCTAGCGCTGTTTGACGTTGTTCAAGGAGGGCTATTCGCTCGCTGAGCGTTTCCGGGGCTTCGTTCATGCTTACCTTCACCGTGGGCAATTAGAGTCTCAGCTTGCATCTGCCCGGTGTTCTTCTCGGGGTTCAGCATTTCGTTGAGTGCCTTCAGGATAGGTGCGTCTGAACGCAAGCCGACTGTGTCTTTGATGTGCTCGAACATCTCTTTGAGCCACTGTCGCGCTTGCGCGCGCCAGGAACCCCGGCCGGTGAAGCGCTCGTGCATGATGCGCGCACCGTTCATGGCCCAATATTCCGTGGGGTCGACGTACTGGTAGACGTCTTTCGGGTCTATCCTCTTGTCACGTATCGCTTCCGTGAGACGGTCACGCGCAGTTTCGTTGCGCGTTTGCACATACTCCAGCATGGTCTTGAAAGCCGCACGCTGGTCAGAGGACATACCGGCAACCGCTTCATCTTTAGCGCGTTCCCATGCACGGCGGATGCCTTCTCGTACTTCCGCTGGCATCATGCGCTCACTGTGGTGCAGGATCTCATGCATCGCAGTGTGTGGGTTGTTCTCATCCCTGACGATCGTGATGATCTGCGTCGCTGAATCGTAGCTACCTTTGGCGATCTCGCCGGCACGCGCTTCAAGCGTTTGAACCTTCAACCCTCCCATGACGCCATCGACGCCGCGAGCCAGGTTCGGATTCTTGTCGAGAGCCCACAGTGCGAGTGCGGCGCCGTCCTTGTCGATCGTGCCCTTGGCCGCACCGTCTTCGAGAACCTTGCGCACTGCGGTGAGTCCGCGTTCGCTCGGTGCCGGTGCTTCCTTCAACTGCACGCGCTGCTGCTCGCGCATGAAGGCTTCGTCGATCTTCGGCAGCGCGAGGTCTAGAGCTTCGGTGGGTTTGCTTTGCTTGGCCAACGCTGCTTCGGCTTCGGCCTTCGTCTTGAAAGGCCCTGCAATGCTGTTCAGTTGCGGATCTTCAACATGCCAGCCATCCTCATACTCACCGACGCTCAACTCACGTGCATCGCGTTTCGGCAGCGCAAGGTCTAGAGCTTCATGCCTCCCTTTGGCTTCGGCAGGCTTACCACCGTTGGCGGCTGTGGCGCCGCCCCCAGCTTCTCGCTTGCCTTGTCCGCCGGCAGGCGCAGCTTCGCTGCGTTCGGCTCCGGGCGTTGCAGGGCGGTTGGTCCCGGGTTGTTCGCCGGCGGCTGCAGTTGCGCCAGCGGCAGGCTCTTGGCCAGCGCCAGCAGTTTGCTTGGCTTGAGTAGCATCGGACTCACCTTTCTTGAT